AGTCCAGAGAGAGTGAACCCCGCTGAAAAATGAAAATGCATAAGCGGAGAGGCCTGCATTTTCCTTTTTTCTGGGCATATCCCGTTTTTTCATCCCTACATTATTACAATACAAGCTAACTCGTTGAAATTGCAGCACTTCGTGTTTCGTAGTTTCTTACAATAGGTCGGCCTCAGAAGGGCAATCCCTTACGCGGGTGAGGCATATCTGAGGCATATCTGAGGCATATCTGAGGCAAACACGCTGTCTTGATGTGCCTCAGTTTTGCCTCTATATGAGTCAGGCTGAGGCATAACCGAGGCATAACCGAGGCATCTTGAGACAGGGGTTTTGAGGCATTATGGACAATCGAGTGAGGTTTCCTACGCAGTTGCGTGAGGCACTGGTGAGCGCATCGTCGCTCACAGGTCGCTCTGAAGGTGACATTTTGGGCGAGGCGCTGGGTGATTGGTTGGTGGCGAACCGCTCGAAACTGGTTACCCTCGCGGATACAATGGACAAGCTGAAGGAGAACACCAAGTGACGCAGATTCGTGTGCGCATCCCCGACGACGCAAACACCGAGTTCGTTGCGGCTGCGGAAGCAATGGGAGTGACGTTGGGGGGTTTCTTGACCCTCGCCGCGCGTGATTGGTTACAGCGCAACCCCAAGTGGCTGGAAGCGAGCAAGCCCAAGCCGCCCACTGACACCAAACCCAAGGGCCGCCCGAAGAAGAACCCCTACGAGGAGAGCGTGCGGTTGGGTGGCTTGCATCTGCTCTCGCCGGAGGAACAGCGGCGCAACCAGATGTTGATGCAGCAGCAGTTCCGTCCGCAGTGGGCGCAGAAGCTGCACAAACACCTGACCACGGTTGGCGAGAAAGGCTGGGAAGAGACGGCACAGCACTTCATTGACCTTATGGGTGTGAAGCTCCCCGAAGGCGCGTGGGAGGAGTGGTGCACCGAGCGCGACCTCGACCCCGACGACCCGGACTTGCACGACACCGAGCGTGGCCGCATGGTCAATCTATTGGTGTGGCGTGACAAGGTCTACGAGCCTTGGCGGGAGGAACAGGGCCTGTAACTGGTTACGGTGGGCGGCGTGTATGGTTGGTATGCAGTTTTTGCATAGGTTGTTAGGTTATGAGGCGCAGCCAAGACGCCGCCCGCTCACCCGCCCATTCGCCCGTTCGGGCGCGCACACTATCATCGGCCCACAACTATCATATAGGTGCGTAACTGGTTACGCACATCGACAGCTCACTAACCCTATGGGCCGCTCACTACTATCATTCCTCGTTCCTTCGGAACTCGGAGGCGCGCGAAGCGCGCGGGGCGCGGGCACAAAAAAGCCCGGCTGACCGATGGCCAGCCGGGCGAGGCGCGGGGGAAGGGAGGGGCAGCGCCGCAGCGCCGCCCCCGTTGTGTCATTCCGCGCCATCACCGAACGCGGCGAGGATAGCAGCAGCATCGCGGGCGATGGGGGCGATGATCTCCCGCAGCTGTTGCGCTGTGGGGGCGCCAACCGCAGGAAGCCCCTTACCGTCATCATCCACCAGCGCCGCGACGCTGGCAAGGTGCAGCTTCACGACACGATAGGCACTGGCCAAATCGACACCAGCCGAGGCAGCGCCCTCGCTCTTGCCCTGACCCGCGCCCACCTTGTCGCCGTCACCCTTGGAGTCGGTCAGCGCCTTGGCAATGCCCGAGATGCCCTTGCCTTCGTCAAGCATGGCCGACGCCTTGCCGGCGGCCTTGCCGTCATCACCCTTCACCGTCTGGAGCACCAGCCGGCCGGCGTCATTGAGGACAGCGCGTGCGCCTTCGTCATACGCCGCCAGACCGACAGGCAGCGCGCGTTGGATGAACGTGCGCCAGATGGACGCCGCGCCCTTTTCGTCGTTCACGCCAGCGACACCGCCCAGCCATGCCGACTTGAACGCGCCGTTGAGCTTTTTGGCCTCGCTCCCGTCGGCATTGCGGAACCCGCCGCCATGCTTGGCGTAATCGCGCAGCGACCGCGAGTGTTCCACACCATCGCACTTGAACGCCAGCGGCGCATCAAGAACGCCCGGGGCCATGAGCGAGAGAGTCAGCATTTCAAGGGCAGACGTGCCGGCATCGCGCGCCGCTTCCATTGCGGCCTTCGCACCCATGGCAGCGGCGAAACCATCGCGGAGCGTCACCCGCGCCGCCTCAAAGGCAGCGGCGGCAGCGGCGGCGGCCTGTTCAGCGGCAGCGGCCTCAGCATCGGCGGCCTCATTGGCGGCCAACCATTCGGCATGGGCGGCCTGTTCAGCGGCGGCAGTCTTGGCAGTCTTGGCAGTCTTGGCAGTCATGGTAGCACCTTTCCAGATATGGGCAGAAGCGCCCGACGCGGGCGGCACTGCGCCGCCCACGTCCCTTTATCGCCCATGCACCTAACTATGTCAAGCCAAGCCCAGTTACCGTAACCAGTTACAGGAAAACTCTAGCACTATCATGCACTTAACCCTAGCGGCCAGCGCGGCCCGCAAGGCCGGCAGGGGGGCCAAAGCCCGAAAATCGCCGGCCCCTACCCAGGGGGCACCCCCCAAACGGTGAGATTGTGGCCCGCCACTACATACATACTATTTCACACATCCCCCCACCACACTTCACTTTGTATACCCCTACCCCCTCCTACATATAGGAAGACCCCCCGTCAGGAGTCCCAACCTCCTTGACAGGGTATGGGGGGTATAATAATCCAGACTCAGCGCTGTTCCTTTCCGGCGCTTGGTGGAACGTCCTCGCCGGGCGGGCGGCCCAAAGCCCGGCACATACAGTTTGGGTACCTTTGTTTCTGTGGAGCCGGCATAGGGGTTGAGCCACAGGGAAGAAGGGTGCAGCTCTCCGCCGGGCGGAGTACCCAAAGCCCGGCACCCCTTGATGGGACCCAAACCTCCTGCTAGTCACCCCCGGCCGCCCACTTGTGGACAAGCCGGATAGGATTGGCACCGCCATGCCAGTGCGGCCCGCGCAGCTATTTACAGCCTTCCGGCTATGGCCTTATATATAGGGCCTGCTCCCACAAACCGGATGCTGCGCCTGTGCCCAAAGTGAAGCCCTCCAAGCAACACCCTGTCCCGTTCGATTTGGCGGACGAGAAACCGGCGAGTTTCACGGAGGCTCTGGAGACCGCTGGGTCCACGGCTGAGCTACTGGAGATGCTGGGTGCCCCACTGGAGGTGGACCCGCTCACGTTCGACCGGGAAAAGGCGCTCATCGACGCCGCCATCAAGGACCGGCAAACTGGTCCGCTCACTAATTTTACCACCGCCTTGGCGGCGACCCACTTCATCAAGCAGTACGGCCAGATTTTGGCCTTCGACGCCATGGAAGTGCGCGCGGCAGTGACGAACAAGCTCATGGAGCTGGCGAACTGCGGGGAACCCAAGTGGGAGCTCCGGGCCTTGGAGCTGCTCGGTAAGCACAGTGACATCTCGCTCTTCACCCAGCGGAGCGAAATCAACATCAACTACAGCGACCCGGCGGCATTGGAGAAAGCCATCAAGGAGCGGGTGAAGCGGCTGCTGAATGCGGAGACCATCGACGCCACGCCGCTGGGGATAGACTTGGATGAAGAACTCGGGCGTTTTGAACGCAAGCCCGTGGTGGAGGACGAAGATGAAGCCTGAACTGAAAGTCGTGGACGCCGTCGACCCGGCGCGGGTGAAGCGCAACAAGGAGGCGGCGGAGTATCTGCGTGAGTTGGCTGACCGCTGGGAGAACAACGAGATTCTCGAAATGGTCGTCGTGGCCAACGACAAGGAAGGCTATTGCTTCGAGAGTTACGGTAACTTCGAGGACCGCTGGCGGATGCTCGGCGCACTGGAACACGCCAAGTCTGGGGTGTTCAATAACTGATGCCTCGTGGGTTCAACCCCAGTAACGTGTCCTTGAAGGACATCCCCAAGATTCTGCACATGCTCCCCGTGCATGAGCAGGAGAAGCTGCTGGCTGAGCTCGACCGGCTGGAGGACCTGAAGAAGAAACGCCTGTGTAACGAGCGCTTCATGGCCTTCGTCAAGGAAGTGTGGCCGACGTTCATCGGGGGTAGGCACCACGCCAAGATGGCCGACGCCTTCGAGCGAGTGGCGCGCGGGGAGCTCAAGCGCCTCATCATCAACATGCCACCCCGGCATACCAAGTCGGAGTTCGCCAGCTACCTCCTGCCCGCGTGGTTCCTCGGCAAGTTCCCGCACAAGAAGGTCATCCAGTGCTCGCACACGGCTGAGCTGGCCGTGGGCTTCGGCCGTAAAGTGCGTAACCTTGTGGATACGGACGTATACCGGAACATCTTTCCCGAGCTTCAGTTGTCGGCAGACTCGAAGGCGGCGGGGCGCTGGAACACCAGCAAGATGGGTGACTACTTCGCTATCGGTATCGGCGGTGCCGTGACCGGTAAGGGTGCTGACCTGCTCATCATCGACGACCCTCACTCCGAGCAGGAAGCCGCACTCGCGGAAGTGAACCCGGACATCTACGACAAGACCTATGAGTGGTATACCTCGGGTCCGCGCCAGCGCCTCCAGCCGGGCGGGGCCATCATCATCGTGATGACGCGGTGGTCGAAGCGCGACCTGACCGGGCAGATTATCAAGGACGCCTCGGCCAACGACAGCCTTGGCGAGTGGGAGATTGTGGAGTTCCCGGCACTGCTGCCCAGTGGCAACCCGCTGTGGCCCGAGTTCTGGGCGGTCGACGAACTGTTGAGGGTCAAGCGCGACGTCCCCAACAGCAAGTGGATGGCCCAGTACCAGCAGGACCCGGTGTCGGAGTCGGCGGCCATCGTGAAGCGCGAGTGGTGGCAGACATGGGAGCGGGAGACACCCCCACCGTGCGACTTCATTCTTCAGGCATGGGACACGGCGTTCGAGAAAACCCAGCGTGCTGACTATAGCGCCTGCACCACATGGGGTGTGTTCTACCACCCTGACGAGAATGGTACTGACCAAGCCAACATCATCCTGCTCAATGCCTTCCGCGACCGCGTGGAGTTCCCGACACTGAAACAGTGGGCCATCGACGACTACAAGGAGTGGCAGCCTGACGGGGTCATCATCGAGAAAAAGGCCACCGGTAGCCCGCTGATATACGAGCTGCGGGCGATGGGTATACCCGTGCAGGAGTTCACGCCGACACGGGGTAACGACAAGATTTCCCGTCTGAATGCTGTTGCTGATATCTTTGCCTCTGGTAGAGTTTGGGCTCCAGCAACGCGGTGGGCGGAGGAAGTCATTGACGAAGTGGCGGAATTTCCGGCGGGTTCGCACGATGACTATACAGATACCGTATCCATGGCTATGCATCGCTTCCGTCGCGGTGGTTTTGTGTCTACTGCGCTAGACCAAGAAGACGAACCGGTGTATTTCAAGTCCCATCGCAAGCAGGGATATTATTGATGACCGAGCTCAAACCGGCTGCTCCCGTGTTCCGCACGTGGTGGAAAGAGTGGAGTGACGCCCAGAAGCGGGCGTTTAACGCCGCTATTGAGGCTGGCGCTGCGTTCGGGGCCGCTGTGGCGGCGGCCAGTGCGGTCACCGAGGAAGAAGTCGCCCCCGAAACGCCGGTTGAGCCGGTAAAAGTGGCGAAAACCCGCACCCGGAAGCCCAAGGAGGCGTAAATGGCCATCGACAAGGCACTCAACAGGGCTCCGAAGGGGCTTTCTGGGCTGGACGCGCCCCTGATGGCGCTTGAACCGGCTCTGGAAATCGAGATTGAGGACCCGGAGAGCGTCAAAATCGCCACCGGGGACATGGAAATCGAGCTGGAGCCGGGCTCTGAGGTCGAGGACAGCGAGTTTTCGTCCAATTTGGCCGAAACCATGGATGATGGACGCCTCGCGCAGCTTGCCGGGGACCTGATTGGCGAGTTCGACGAGGATATTGCCAGTCGGAAGGACTGGATACAGACCTATGTGGACGGTCTGGAGCTGCTGGGGATGAAGGTCGAGGACCGGACAGAGCCTTGGCCGGGGGCTTGCGGCGTCTACCACCCGCTGCTGAGCGAAGCACTGGTCCGGTTCCAAGCTGAGACCATGATGGAGACGTTCCCGGCGCAGGGGCCGGTCAAAACCGAGATTATCGGTCGGGAAACGACCGAGACCATGGAGGCTGCCAACCGCGTGCAGGCCGACATGAACTACCAGATGACCGAGGTGATGACGGAGTATCGCCCGGAGCACGAGCGGATGCTCTGGGGCCTTGGTCTGGCCGGGAACGCCTTCAAGAAGGTGTATTTTGACCCCAGTCTGGACCGTCAGACGGCTATGTATCTGCCTGCTGAGGACGTGGTCGTCCCCTATGGCGCGTCGAGCCTCGAAACCGCTGAGCGCGTGACCCATGTGATGCGCAAGACCCCCAACGAGGTGCGCAAGCTTCAGGCCAGTGGCTTCTACCGCGACATCGGCCTGCCGGAGCCGTCGGATACGTTCGACGAAATCGAGAAGGCGATTGCGGAGAAGATGGGCTTCCGGGCTACCTCGGACGACCGCTACAAGCTGTTGGAGATGCACGTCGATCTGGTCATCGAGGATGACCAGTACGCCAGTGAGGAGGTGGAAGCCGGCATCGCGGTGCCCTATGTGGTGACCATCGAGAAGGCGAGTCAGACTGTGCTGGCCATCCGGCGTAACTGGAACCCGGACGACGAGCTCAAGACGAAGCGCAACCACTTCGTGCACTACGCCTATGTGCCGGGCTTCGGCTTTTATGCTTTCGGCCTCATCCATCTCATCGGGGCTTTCGCCAAGTCGGGGACGAGCATTATCCGTCAGCTGGTCGACGCTGGCACGCTGAGCAACCTGCCCGGCGGCTTCAAGACCAAGGGCCTGCGGGTCAAGGGTGACGATACCCCCATCAGCCCGGCGGAGTTCCGTGACGTCGACGTGGCGTCGGGCTCGCTGCGCGACAATATCCTGCCGCTCCCCTACAAGGAACCGTCGCTGGTCCTGTATCAGCTGCTCCAGACCATCGTGGATGAGGGGCGTCGGTTCGCTGCGGCTGCTGACCTCAAGATTAGCGATATGTCGGCGCAGGCTCCGGTGGGGACTACGCTGGCCATCCTCGAGCGCACGCTGAAGATTATGTCGGCGGTGCAGGCGCGCATCCACTACGCGATGAAGCAGGAGTTCAAGCTCCTGAAGGCCATCATCCGCGACCACACCGATGAGGACTACGACTACGAACCCTACGAGGGTAGCCGCAAGGCCAAGAAGTCGGACTATGACCTCGTCAACGTCATCCCGGTGTCGGACCCCAACGCCGCCACCATGGCGCAGAAAATCGTCCAGTATCAAGCAGTTATCCAGCTGGCGCAGACCGCGCCGCAGATTTACGACATGCCTTACCTGCATCGGCAGATGTTGGAGGTGCTGGGTATCCAGAACGCCAACAAGCTCGTGCCGTTGAAAGATGGTGACGACATGAAGCCGCGCGACCCGATCAGTGAAAACATGGATGTACTGAACGGTAAGCCGGTGAAGGCGTTCCTGTATCAGGACCACGAGGCGCACATCGCTGTGCATATGTCGGCCATGCAGGACCCCAAGATTCAGCAACTCATCGGCCAGAACCCGGCGGCGCAGACGATGATGGCTGCCATGCAGGCACACATCGCGGAGCATGTGGCGTTCGAGTACCGCAAGCAGATCGAGCAGCAGGCGGGTGTCCCGTTGCCTCCGCCGGACGCCCAGATGGACCCGGATACCGAGGTGGCGATTTCTCGTCTGGCCGCTGCCGCCGCCGGGCAGCTCCTCCAGAAGAACCAGAACGAAGCGGCGCAGCAGCAGGCGCAGCAGGCGGCTCAGGACCCGGTGGTCCAGATGCAGATGAAGGAGCTGGAGATTAAGGAGAAGGAGGTCGGGCTCAAGGAGAAGCAGTTGGCCATCATAGCTGCGGAGAAAGCCGACCGGCTCGCCATCGAGCGTTCTCGCATCGAGGCTCAGACGCAAATTGCCGGCCTCAACGCCGGGGTCAAGATTGCGACGGACAAGGCCAAAACCTCGTCGCAGGAGCAGCTGGAGGGGCTGCGGGTGGGTGTCGAAATCGCTCGCTCCGCCATGCCTCAAACCCAGCCCCAACCGCAGGGGGGCAAACCTGCGCAACCGCCCGAGAAGGAAGCTAAATGAGTAGCGACCTGCTTAAGTACCTTTCAAGCAAGGTGCAGGAAGACATCAAGGCATTGTCGGACGACCTGTCGCTCGGCAAGGCGAAGGACCACGGGGAGTACAAGTTCTACTGCGGTATCGTTCGCGGCCTGATGATGGCAAACAGTCTCTTCGAGGAGACTGCAAGGAAGATGGAACATGATGAAGACTGAGGACGCATTCGAACTTCCACCGCTGCGCACGATGACCAACGTCGAAGCTGCGTCGCAACCTGATGAACACAAGCCGAAGCAGCTGCCGGACCCGTCGGGGTATCGCATTCTGTGCGCCGTTCCAGATGTCGAGGACCGCTTCGAGAGCGGCCTGTTCAAGGCGGATGTGACCAAGCACTACGAAGAGCTGCTGGCGACGGTGTTGTTCGTGCTGAAGGTCGGCCCGGACGCTTACAAGGACCCGACCCGGTTTCCGAGTGGCCCGTGGTGCAAGGAGGGTGACTTCGTCATTGTCCGCCCGCACGCCGGCACCCGCATCAAGATTCACGGCAAGGAGTTCCGGCTGCTGAATGACGATAGCATCGAAGCTGTCGTGGAGGACCCGCGCGGTATTAAGCGCGCGTAACGGGCCAAAACCCGCACAGGAGAGAGTAAATGGCAGGCAAGACAGACGATTTTGAATGGGAAGTGGAGGGCGAGGAAGCCTCCACCGTGCAGGTGGAGGACGATACTCCGCCGGAAGACCGTGGCCGGGAGCCCATGCCGGAGGATATTGTCAAGGAGCTCGAAGCTGACGAGCTCGAAGACTATTCCGAGAAGGTCAAGCTGCGCCTCAAGCAGATGAAGAAGGTGTGGCACGACGAGCGCCGCGAGAAGGAGCGGGAGGCGCGCGAGAAGTCGGAAGCCCTTGCTGCCGCGCAGCGCCTGCTGGAGGAAAACCGCAAGCTGAAGGAAACCCTGACACAGGGCGAACAGACGCTGGTCGGCAGCTTCAAGCAGAACGCGGAGTTCGAGCTGGCACAGGCGAAGCGCGAGTATCGGGAAGCATATGAGAGCGGTGACGCCGACAAGCTGGTCGAGGCTCAAGAGAAACTGGCGCGGGCTACTTACCGCCACGACCAGATTCAGAATTATCGCCCGACTACCCCTTTACAGGATACTGAAGAAGGTGTAAGCAATCAGTCGCAGGTCCAGATTCCTCGACCGGACAATAAGACGGCTGCGTGGCAAGAGCGCAATCCGTGGTATGGTTCCGACCCCGAGATGACGGCTTCTGCCCTCGGGCTTCACCAGAAGCTTGAGCGTGAACGTGGTCCGCAGTTTGTGGGCACCGACGAATATTGGAACG